CCCATATGGACCCCTCCGGTGCTTTAACTTGGCGCCGGCACTTCGCTCACTGTCATCGTTTTACTGTGTAAAAGGCGATGACCTATTCGAAGACCGATTAGGACATATTAACCATGGCTGGATACTTCACCACTAAGAAGTTAGTGGATTGTCTTAATGTTGGATTTACTCTAACATATGCGACAAATACGCCCACTATTGGGCGTAGTCGTATCCAAACTGACCATTCCGTCTATTCTTTTCGAACAGGCGGACAGTGGGAGGAGAAGACTGAGACTCAGCAACTTACTGATTTGTCGTCCGGCATTAGCTGGAAGGACTTTATCTCAGACTTCGATACTGGGCACCCATTTCAGGTGACCAAGTATGACCAGAAGTTCTCACATCCTTTGTACACCACTTTCGTGGGGAACAAAGGTCAAAGTAACTATCGTTACTATAGTGGGCCTCTTCTGCTGCAGCACGAGAATCAAGCATACCCATCGATTCCTTCGTTCAACTCTTCGTTGATCGGGAATCGGTTGGTAGCGAACGCTCGTCCTACAGCTCCTACTGCGTCTCTTGCTGTTGCTATGATCGAATTCTGGCGTGAAGGCTTGCCTACACTTCCAGGATCCGAATTCCTTAAGAAGACAAAAGAAACGGCTATCGTGCTTAATAATGCACGTGTTAAGTCGATTCGTGATGTCACAATTCTTAAGGCTTCCAAACGACGTAACCCTGCTGATAGATTATCAGGTGAATTCCTGAATTATATCTATGGCTTTGAGGCTCTCGCTCGTGACATGGCAACGCTTCTTACTTCTGTACTCAATGTGAATAACATGTTGATGCAGTATAAGAAGGATTCCGGACAAATTGTTCGGAGGAGACGTGGCATTCCTCGCACCGTTGATTCTACTTATCAGACAAACATCAATCCCAACTCGTATTTTTCATCTAGAGATAACTCTAGTGACATTTCGGGTGGGGCTTGGTCTGATTTGTATGTTGGTGCGAAGCAGTTCAGCACTGTTGATCTGGCTTACTCAGGCGTCGAAGACGTCTGGTGGTCAGGAGAGTTTCAGTATTTCATTCATGAAGGTAATACACCTTATGATCGATTTATCCGTTACTCTGAGTACGCCCATAAACTGTTGGGCACAGGTATTACACCCTCTACTCTCTACAATGCTGCTCCATGGACATGGCTAGCTGACTGGTTCTACGACGTCGGCTCCCTTTTGGGTGCCGCTGGCGCAGACGATGCCAGTGAAACTATCACGAGATATTCGTATCTTATGCGCCACTTTCGTGGTACAAATACGTATATCAACAGCAGTCTCGGTTTTCTTAACCGTCCTGCTGGAACAGTCTGGCGCTCCTACTCCGTTGAACGGAAAGAGCGCTTTCGTGGTACTCCTTTTGGGTTCGGCCTATCGCCCAGCACTGATTTCAGTGCAAGGCAGTGGGCCATCCTTGGATTCCTGGGTCTTACCCTCGGTTCCAAGGCAATGCGCTACTTTGAGTGACTTTAAGTCTCCGCTGTAACGTCTCGGGAGGGAACGTCCGTTCTCTTCATACACATCAATCATGCATAAAAAGGATGTCTCATGGCTTTCGCCGATCCGCAGTCTGTTACTATTTCCGGTTCCGCCACTTCTCTTCCGAGAACTGGTAGTGGTATCAAAGAAGGAGCTTTTGGCTCTGCCGATGGTACCATCACACTTAAGGTTTCTCACCAGCAATCTGGTAAGAAGATCCGTAGTGTGATCCGGATGGTTAAGACAAAGGCCGTCACTGATCCGAGCATTCCTGCTCAGAACATTGTCGTTACCTCAGCACCGTACCTCGTTTACGAGCGTACCGGTGTTGGTCTTACCCAGGCCGAGATGATCGCTGATATTGTTGGCTTTCTAGCCAACCTTACAGCATCCTCTAATGCCAACTTGACTAAGTTGACTGGCCAGGAAAACTGACACGCGAGGGCCTCCTTCTGGAGGCCCTCGTTGCGGGTTATGAGACTATGGACGATTTAGCCCCGAAAGGAGCAATCGTGAAAAGCCTTATGTCCCTTATGCAGTGCGTACTCATTGATATGGGTACGCTTTGCCAAGTAAGCACCAGCCTCGATTTAAAAACAATCGAGGCTCGTGTCAAAGATGAGGGATTGTCTTTTATGACAATCTCCCTGGCTAACTTCGGTAACGACTTTCAAGTCGCTCTCGATCGAGGCCATGTAAGCAGCGACCTGTTCCGCGGTTTCGCGTTTCAGGCAGGGCTCCCCCGGTTTTTAGGAGGTTTCCTCTGCAAAATCTTTGACCGTGCTTCTGGTCGTTTGCTCAAAGATCCCGATCTCGACTCTATCTTTGCGACACGTCAGATTACTCTGATGTGGAACAAGATTGAGCTCGAGTGCGCTCCACAGCGTGTGAAGCGTGCTTTCGATCGGTATCTCGAGTGTGAAAAGGAGCTACATAATGTGCACATCAGTGACGACAGAGCCGCAAGGTTCCATCGTATATCTGTTATGCTGTTCGGGGACTTGTTCTCTTCGACGGACACTCGTGTCTATAGAAGCGAGCTTGTACCCCGACATGGACCTGGGTCCACAGCAGACAAACTTGTGGGTAACCACAAGTGGTCTAATAGACTGTGGACTAGGCGGCTAGATGAGGTATTTCCTCATGACCATTATTTGGTCACCAGCTGGAGGTACATTTCTGACCTCTCCGATGTAGTTATCCTTGAACCTGAGGCTGAAATCCCCGTTTCGGTGATTACAGTCCCTAAAACGCTGAAAACACCCAGAATCATCGCGATTGAACCTACTCATATGCAATATATGCAGCAGGCCATTCGTGAAGATCTGTATAGTGGAGTAGAGCTTAACCCGCTCCTCAACACTATGATCGGGTTCCGTGATCAAGATCCGAATCGCCTTTTGGCTGATATCGGTTCTATCGACGGTTCCTTAGCAACGCTTGATTTAAGCGAGGCTTCTGATCGTGTTCTCAATTCGCATGTCGAACTACTGCTACGTAACCATCCTCATCTGAGGGCGGCTGTGGCAGCAACGCGTAGTTCCAAGGCGGATGTAAATGGTGAGATAATTCATCTCGTCAAATACGCGTCTATGGGTTCAGCCCTCTGCTTTCCTTTTGAAGCATTTGTGTTTCTTACACTAGTGTTTCTGGGGATTGAAGATGGGCTCAAACGCCAGTTGAAACGCTCGGATATTATGTCCTTGCGTCATCAGGTGCGTGTCTTCGGGGACGATATCATTGTTCCCGTTGACTATGCTTGCCACGTGATTGAGTCCCTTGAACTCTTCGGAGCCAAGGTTAACTCTACGAAGTCTTTCTGGACTGGATTGTTCAGAGAGTCTTGCGGTAAGGAGTATTATTCCGGACGCGATGTTTCCATCGTTAAAGTCCGAAGTTTGCTCCCTACATCACGTGGGCACGTTTCAGAACTCGAGAGTACGGTTTCCCTCCGAAACCAGCTATATATTGCTGGTCTTTGGAGATCCGTGCGATTCTTAGATGGCTGGATTGAACGGTTAATTCCGTTCCCTGCTGTCGAAGAGACAAGTTCTGTGTTAGGCCGCACAAGCTATCTACCTATTACAGGTAGTCGGTTTGGTGGTAGATATCAACTTCCCTTGGTTAGGGGAGTAGTTATCCGCCATCCCATTCCAAAGTCACCTCTGGATGGGACTGCGGCTCTACTTAAGTGTCTAATAACAGGTTTTAATCCTGATGCTAGACATTTAGAGCGCG